CCCTTGTATGAGAAAGCACCGCCATGCGACTGCGGTCGTGCCGACTTCTCCACGTCAGCAATATTCCGTATCGAGAACTTCTCTCCCCGGTACATCATATAGTCACCAGCCGAGAAACTGATTTGTGACGGACTGTCAACATCTACTGTTATGTACCGCTCGTCCATCAGTTTCCCGTGGTATTCAAGACGCTTCACGGTAGCGCGCACATGCTCTACCGTTCCTGTCTTGTATATGATGTTCCACTCACTCATACTCGCCTATACGTTTGGCGCGGCCACGTCGGTCATCGGGTCGCACACCGTGAACTTAATCGTGAATCTTCCTATCTCCTGCGTCGTGCCGTCGGAAACCGGCTGACGCACAAACACGTCGGGAGAGACCGACTTCACGTAGATGTCCTGTCTCCCCACGCCGTTGTAGGTGTCATAGATGGTCAGCCGCGAACCGTAGTACGTCGTCGTCCCGCCAGAGGTCGTTGCGTCGTTCCCCGTCAGGTAGTTCAGGAAACCCCGCAGGTCTTCCGCGAAGGTCTTCTGCTGATTCCCCTCAGTTCTCGGCCCTTTGTAGATAAAGGTTACGTCCATGTCGTATGCCTTCATCTTCAGTCCTTCGTCCGGCAGGTAAACGTCCATGCCGTGCTCGTCCTTCCAGTCGTTGCCGTAAGGCTCCTTCACGTCACCCGTGAAGCGGAAAGGTATCTCGCTTACCACCATGCCGAACTCCGACTCCGTGTTGATGTACGGAGTCTCGGTTCCGGCATTGTTCGTCTTCTTGACGTAGATAGGGTAGGGTGCTGCCATGTCGTTATCCTGTTTTTAAAGGTTTCCATGTATGCCGCTATGTCATAGCGACGCATATTCCGCCCCAAAGATAATGATTTTTGCATAAATATGCAACGTTTATTGCAAAAATATTCAATATTTTTGTCCGCAAGCCATCACGCCAGCGTTTTGTCCCTGATTAAAACGTCGCCGACAATCTCCGCTTTCCCGCCGTGTCCATACACGAAACAGCGTGAAGAACCCTTGTTCACCACCTTCACCCGTGCGTCGTCCCACACCTCCACGAACACTTTCGCAAAGTCGCTCACTGTGACCGTCACGTCCGAAATTCCACACACATACACGCTCCCCACGCTGAATCCGTCGTAGTTGATGCGTCCCGTGCAGTGTCCGTTCAGGATAATCGTGGCGGGGGCGTGCTCGCTGACGGCCTCGTCTATGAATATCCCGTGCTCGTGCAGCTTCTCGCGTCCAGCATATTCCAGCATCGTCTCGTTGCTCGGATAGTTGTGCCCGATACAGAAGTCGATGCCCTTCACGTACTTGTTCAGCAGTTCGTCCACGCTCGAATCATCGGCCCACTCGCCGTACCATTTGTCGCAGAGGCCGAGACCTCGCGCCTCGGCTCTCATGGCTCTGTTCAATAGTCGTATGTCCATGTCATTTCACTTTTAACGTGTATTCTCCGTCCCTCAGTCCTCGGCAGAAAGTCTCTATGAACTCCGCGCTGTCAGCGCTCCTCCGCGTGTTCGCCGAGATGGCCTCCAGCTCCCGCAGTTGCAGCTGTACCGTGGCGTTCATGCCAGTCAGCGTGCCCGCCTCCTGTTCCGCAAGCGTACGGAGGACGCTCACGTCTCCACGGATGGCATTCACGTAGGAGAGCAGCAGGTTCTGGTCGTTCTCCGAAAGTCCCGAAAGCACCTGACTTGCCGACGAGGAACCCTTGCCAGCGTCGCTCAGGTCGTAGCCTGCTGCCTTCATGGCTTCAAGCAATGAGGTGACACCGTTCACCGCCACATCGCCAGCCGCACCAAGAACGTCGGCAAGTCCCATGATACTATTCTCGTCCAGCTTTCCGCTCTTCTGCGTCATCTCATTTGTGATATAGTCCAGCACGGGTTGTAACGCCATCTCTACGACCTTCTGTGCGAGAATGTTCTTCGTTACGTCCTTCACCAAGTCCGTGACCTTGTCGTGCCATGCCTGCGCAGCATCTTCACCCGATACCCACGCATCAACGACGGCATCGGTGAGTTCTCGCGCCCACGACTTGATGTCTATGTCGTACAAAGCCTTCGCCATGTCTTCGGCAAAGTGTTGTATCTGGTCTTTTATCTCCTCGATGCTCTGTTTGTAATCGGCGATTTTCTCGCCGTCGCTTTTCTTCTTGTCTTGCTCAGAACGTAGCTGTTTCTGTAATTCATCCCTGTTCTTTAGCAGGAGGGCTAATTGCTCTTCGTAGTATTCTCCTGAATTTAACGCTAAACCAAGAGCATTGATAGTATCCTTTCCGTTCCTTTGGCGGAAGTTGTATTTTTCAGCCAAATCGTTGTCTCCCTTCATGACGCGATACCATTCTGACAGCTCAGATTTCGTCCTGTCGGTACTGGTGTAAGCGTATACTCCGCCAAGTGTCCTTTCAAGCTGCGTTTCCAAGGAATCTCTCAGCCGGTCAATGGCATTGATCTGCTCCTGGGCCAGCTGTATCTGGTGGTCGAGCTTCCTGTCATGGCCCTGAGAGAAAGCCGTCACCCATGAGGTGAAACTGCCGACGACACCTTGCACCACGCCACCGGCATTACCGTTCTTCAGCGAATCCCAAGCGTTCGTCGCATTTTGACTCGCCTTGCTGAAACCGTCAAAGAAGGTATTCCAGTCCTCCCAGCTGTCCGATTGCGTGTCATGACCGAGAGCATCATACATCTCACGGATTTCATCAAACGTGCCCTTGATGCCTTGCACGATGTCGTTGATGCCATGCACAATCTTATCAATCATGGCAACGGTACTCATCGCGCTGCTCGCTCCATTCATGGCGGCAGCGGCACCTTCTTTCATAGCACCTGCCGAATCCATTGCGGATTGCGCTTGCTCAAAACTTGCACGGCTTCCGTTAGATATAGCCTTTTCATACATCTCGCTGGCATTCTGAAGGTCTATTACTGATTGGTTGAAGTCGCTTTCTGCTTTGTCGTACTTATTCTGGAAAAGACCTTGCAGACCTCCACTCATCAATGCGGAGAAATCTCCTTGTTTGCCGCGGAGTTTCTGCATCTGCTCATTGATAAGTTTCACCTGTCTCACATACTCCTTGGCGCTGATGACGCCCTTCTGCATATTTTTGTCCAGATTCTCCCTTATCTCTTGTCCTACCTTCTCCGCTTCCGGGATGGTCATCGACAGGATGGCATTGTAGAATTTCAGGTAGCCGCCAGTCTTCTCAAAGGCTTGCTGCTGGAGTGTGGCAATGTCCTTCCTCGCCTTGATGATTCGCGGGTCGTTGTCTGCCGCGCCCTGCTTTCTCAGGTCAGCTATCTTTTGTTCTATATCAGCAATCTTCTCCTCTTCCGTCTTCAATTCCGCCATCGCCGCAGCCGAATCTTCAAGACCCTTGTCGTAGTTGTTCCTGATAAGGTCTGTAATTTGCTTCCAAAGCTCATACAGCCCCTTGCCATCCACAGTGTTGTACTTGAAGAACTCCTTCGCCGACTCCTCGCTCATCGTGAAGTCTATAGTTCCGAGATTAGCCTTCTTGCTAAGTTCCTCGGCCATCGCCGTTGCCTTTTCGTCCCACAGCACACCGCCAGAGAAGGCAAGGTTCGCAAAATCCCGGTTGCCTGTCTTTTCGTAAAGAGACTTGTACAAATCCCACTGCCTGCCAATCTTCTCCATCGACGAACGCAGCAGCTCCACGGCCTTCTCAGCCTCCTCCTTCGCATCGTCATAGTCCATGCCAAGCAGCACCTTGTCGATGCTCTCAATCACCTTGCGCTGCTCCGACTTCTCTGGTGACAGCTTGCTCTTGATGCGCTGCAACTCACCCTTGTAATCTCCAAGCCCCTTGAAGTCCTTGTCCGCAAACAGCGAACCGAACAGGCCGCTCTCCTTCACCTTCGCCAGCGCACCTTCCTTACCCACCAGCTCCGACCATTTCTTGTACTCCGAGTAGGCATCCTTCAGTACGCTCACACGCTCATTCATGGCTTTGGCAAGAGCGTCGGTCTTTGTGCCGCCGCCGCGCGTCTTCGGAGTCTTGTTCGATTTCAGACCATTTCCGTCGTATTGGTAGCCAAGGCTTGACCAAGCCGCAGAGACAAGGTCATTGTAGTTCGCTTCAAGGCTCCTGTTCAATGATTCAGCTTCATCAGAGACTTTTTTCCCTTGTTTCTTTAGGCTTTTAATCATCTTGTCCTGCGACTGCCACTCATTGTATGCGGCATCAATCTCGCTTTTAGCCATGTTGCGGGCTGCATACGCGCTTCCTCCTTGACCCCATCTTTGAACGGCTCCCTTCTTGAACGGAGTGGCTCCTTTACCGAGATAGCCCAGCGCGTCCTTCTGGAAACTGTTAAGGTCATTCCCTTGCTCGGCAGTGAACACCAGACGGATGTTGTACCGCTTATTCAAAAACTTGTTGTCAAGATCCTGAAGCACAGCTGTACTCGTTATATTGTTCTTTTCAAGCCAGTCCTTATATAGCTTCATCAGGTATTCACGCTGCTCGTCCGTGAGGTTCTTGAAGTTGATGTCATCCCACTTGTTGCGCATGTCGGATTCTATCTTGGCCGCAAGGTTCGGAAGATTGTCGTGGGCGTTTTGAAGCTCGTCTTGGAAGTCGCCCCAGGCATCGCGGATTTCATTGATAGGCACAAGCATAGTCATTTCCGTTGAGAATATGCCACGGAATTGCTTGAAGGCTTGTGGGAAACGCTGCAATATCTCCATCTGCCGCGTCAGACTGTTCGTCGCACCTTCCATTTCAAGAGCTTTCTTGAAGTTCGGACTGGCAGCAATCACCTCGTCCATGGCCTTCCTGAAACGGGAGTAGTTCAGCGCAACCTTGTCGTTAAGCACCTTCTGGAACTCGTCGAGGCTCTCCTGTGCGTCCTGCAAATCTTCGGCGACACCAACTCCTTCCTTTCCAGCGAAAGGATTTGTGCCGTTGGCGGCCTGCTCGCTGGCATTCTTCACACCTTCAATGGCTTTCTTCAGTATCTCGTAACGCTCTTCAAGGGTTTTCGCCGTGCCGTCGTTGTTCTTCATCGAAGCACTCACCATGTCCCAGGAAGCAGCGTTCTCTTTCAGCCACTGACTCATGTTCGTCACAGCACTCTCGGAGGCTCCTTCGTTCACGGCAGCCCTCAGTGTAATATCTGCATTCTTCCAAAGTTCCTGAGCCGACTTGATGCGCTCTTTGGCCTGAGCCTCTTCTTCCTCGGCCTTCTGCTTGTAGTTGGAGTAAATAGACCACGCTGCACCAAGACCTGCGAGGGCAACTCCCCACCATCCGCCGACAAACGACAGCAGGCCGCTGCCAATTCCTTTCGCCATACTGCTCACGGTGCCCAATTTGCCCTGCGCGTTCTGTTGCATCAACAGTCTAAGTTGCACAGCCTCCTGCTGAATCAACGTACCGTTTGCAAGTCCTTGGCGAATCTTCTCGGCAGTAATCTTCTTTTCTTCTATCAGCCTGCGTATCTGATAGTTACTGATTCTTCCTTCTGCGGCAAGCAGCATGTAGTAGTTGTCCTTGTTGGCGTTAAGTGCCATCCGCTGCTGGTATATCTTCTTCGTGATTTCACCGTTCACATACGAACGTCTCAGTTCGATGGCTTGCAGTTTCTGCGCCTGGGCGATATTCCTGTCAAGGCCGGTGGACGAGAATTGGTTGAGAGCACTGCTCTTGATAAACGAGAATCCTTTCGCGGTCATAAGGCCCGTCAGTATAGGCATCAGGTTTGTCAGGTTGCGGGCTGCGAACACCAGCGTGTCAATAAGTGCATGGAAAGGCTTGAAGCCGCCGAAGTTCGTATCGGCCATTTCTCCCAGCGTAATCTGCCAGATGTCCTGTAGCTTCTGCCACTTACCATACAGCGTGTCGGCCATCGTGGACTGCATGTTGAAGAACTGACCGCCCTGGTTCGTCATGTCCCAAAGCACTTCCTTCACCATCTCGAAACTCACGGCACGCTGCGAAATCAGCTTGAACACGTCTGCCGTGCTCGTCACCTTGCCGTTCAGTTCCGTGAACTTCTGAGCCAAAGCCTGAACCAACGGGATACCTGCCTCAGTGAACTGACGGAGTTCCTGACCTCTCAGCACGGCAGCACTCCTCACCTGACCGTAGGCGAGAATAAGTCGGTTCATATCAACACCGAGACCTACACTCAGGTCACTCAGTCGCTTCGTGGTGTCATACAGTTCGTTGACAGGAATCTGATAGGCTGACAACTGCTTGGCACTCGTCGTCAGTTCCATGAATGTCTTCGGGGATTCTACGGCAAGGTCTTTCAACTGTGCGAAGATGGCCGTCGCCTTCTCTGCGTCACCGATGATGTTCTGCAACGCCACGTGCTGGAACTCAAACTGTCCGCCGATGGTGATAACATTGCGGAGTAAGGTCTGCGCTCCGAACAGCGAGAAGTAGTAACCTGCCTGCTGACGAAGCATCGACAGTGTACTCATCGTCTGCTTCCCGCTCTGCGTCACCTTGTCGTAACTTGACATCAGGCTCTTATTTGCATCAGAAAGTCTGCGCGTTGCATCCGCGGCCTTCTGCTTCTCCTCCGCATCCCGACGCTCCATCTCCCTACCTGCGGCGAGTGCCTCGTTATACCTACGCTGGATGGCGTCCAGTTCTGACAGCACACGCTCTTTTGTGTAGGTGGCGGTTTCACCGTTGCTGATAGCCGTACGGTCTGCGGCAATTTTGTCCCTTAGTTCCGTTAGTTCTCTAAGTTTCAGAACGGCAGCATTGTATTCGGCTACCTTTGTTTGGATGCCGGCGACGCGAGCCTGACTGTCTGCGTCATTACGCGCCTTTGCCACTGCATTCTCCAGACGCTCGCTCTCTCTCAGCGTGGCATTCAGCTTGTTCTGAGCCTCCTCTTGTTGTTTCTTCGCGTTGGCGGCATCCTGTGCGAGTTTGTTTCCTAGTGCAACGGCCTCGTTTTGCCGACGTTGGATGGCATCTATCTCCTTGTTGATAGCTGAGTCCGTCATCGTGGAGTTGGGCATACCGCTGCCTCTCAGTGCGGCAAGGCGGTCTTTCTCTACCTTCTTCAGCAGCGCATCCAGTTCCTTTACCTTTTGTATCTGAGCATCATACTCCACGGTCTGATCCTTGATGCTCGCAATGGTGGCCTTGCTGCTCGCATCGTCACGCATACGCTGAATACGCTCTTCGGCTGCGGCAAGACGCTCCGTCTCGGCAGTGATGGCACGGCGCACCTCGGCCTTTTTCATCTCAGCCTCGTCGAACTTCTTCATCTCGCCCTTGGCCGTGGCCACCTGATCCTTCACTTCTCTCACGGTGTTCTCCAACGACAACTTGAAGGCGTTCACAAAGTCCTTGTCGTCAAGCGGAATGCCACCTTTCAACTGGTCGCGCAGTTTCATCAGCTTCTCCCAGTATTCCAACTCCTTGCCGTCGTTCATCTTACGGCTACTGCGCTCCTTCAGCACTGTATTCAGGTCTCGTTCTGCCTGACTTATCTTCGCTACAAGGTTGTAATACTCCTTTGCCTGCGAAATGGCATCCTTTGTCCAGCCAAGTTCATCTTCGCTTGCGAAATCATGTAAGCCATGAAGAGTTTTTACCACATTGGCAACCTGATTGTCAAGGTACTTGAACCCTTTTAAAAGTTCATTCACCTGATCATTTACGTTATCCCTCAAACCCAACTCAATCCACATCTCACCAGCATCTGCCATATCTCGTATCTCCTGTATTTTTATTGTTTATAAACTGTTGTTTCTTATCGCATGGAACTGCACTTTACGCGCCGTGCTCAACTCGGCAAACAGCGAGGACATCACTTGGTCGAAACCGTTATACTTGATGTAGTGGGCACCATGCACGATGATGAAGCTGAAACCACCGTAGTCGGGACGGGTGCGCTTCAGGAAGGCTATGGCCCGCTCGTCGGCATAGTAAGGGCGGTTCGCTCCGTACTTGCCAGGCTTGAAGTCCTTCTCCTGCGTGCCGCCGTCGTATCGCTGCATGCCCTGCCTGAAGGTTTCCTTCTTTCCCAGCGCATGCCATATAGGCTCACCGTCGGTCTCGGCTGTGGTCGCATAGCCCAGAAGCTTACCGTCCCTGTACACACCGCAGGCCACACCGGCGCGCGTATTGCCCGTCATGCCCGGAAAACCTATCGAGTTCGCTATGTCCGTCACACGCTGGCAGATACGCAACGCCTGACGCTCCACGCCCGCCTCGCTCTGACGATAGAACGCACTGCGCACGTTCTTCGAAATCCTCTTCCACTGACTCTCCAGACTCTCTGCCATACGCTATACGCCTATAAGTCTGTTCAGCTCCGCATACACCACCGTCCTGTCGTTGTCCGACTCGAAGTCCCTGACACGCCATTCCTCAGTCACCGCGCCCTTCCTGACGGTCATGATGTCACCGTCGATGGGGTAGGGCTTGTCCTCGCCGCCACCCCATTTGTCAAACCGCACCGGGATGCTCGCCTTACGCTTGTTCAGGTCAAGCTCCGTAGTGCCTGTCGTCGTCGTGTCCGTATAGCCGCGACCGCAACCTTCCCACACCACGCTCTCCACCATCTCATCACCCGAAAACTCGTCTTCGGGCAACTCCCGCCTCACTATCCTGATATAGTGGGGGTATCGCGGATTCCGTATGATTGTCTTCTTCATAATCTGTCCTTCTTTGTTTTCTATGGCTGTGCCACAGCCAAAACTCATTTCAGCACCTCATCCATCTCCACCTTGTTCCAGCCAGAAAGCATACTGCCGCCGTTGGCCTTCCAGCGCTCCTCCCATTCTGCGGCCAGAGCGTTCATCTCCGCACGCGTGTGCTTCTTCTTGTCACCGCTCTTGTAGTCCACAAAAGGCTGGTCTATCAGTCCGAACTCTATCTGGGCCGACGTCAGGCCCCACCAGTAGTTCCAGGCAGGCATGCCCCAGTGGGTCTCCAGTAGGAACGGGAACTTCTCGCCTAACGAGAAGAGCTGTCCCCATTTCGTGCGGCTTGGCCAGCTTTCACTTCCTTCGCTTTCATCGTCATCCCCACCAGCTCGTCCATCACCGCGGTCGCTAACATGGTACACAGCAAGTAGCTCTCCGATGGAATTTTTTTTTTCGACGATTCAAGCACCGACAGCACGTCCTGCATGTCAACGTCCTGCACGTAGTACAGCCAACGCCAGTGCAATGGGTAAAGCAACTTCGTCCGAACCATGCTCCAGAAACCGCTCCTGACGTTCATCAGCAACAGCGACGCCAGCTTGATGTTACGCTTCCAGCCGTCATCTTCAGTCACCATCACGTGCTCAAACTTCAGGTAAGTCCTGTTGTGAATCCAGTACATCTTGCGCGTCTTACCGCGAAACTGAAACTCCGTAGGCTCGCCGTTCAGCAGCTCGGCCAGCTTCTCCTTCCATATCTGCTCAGGCTGTTCTATATTCGTCTTCTTTGCCATATAGGGGGTGTTAAGTGAATGAAAAAGGGGCAGCGGCTACCGTGCCACCGCCCCGTTTGGAAATCTGTCCTCAACGATGATTAGGTGCTCTTCGTCAGGAAGTACATGCTCGCACCTGTGCCAGTCTCGATAGTTCCGGAGAACTTGATGGCAAACGGCTCCGTAGAGGCGTTGTCATACACAGGAGAGGCGTACAGGGCCACGTTGTTCACAATGAGAAGCTTGGTGCCCTCGTCGTTCAGAAGGGCGATACAGCCCGTCACCTTCGTGTTCGAGAGCTTCACGCTCGTGCCCGTGTAACTGCCAGAAGCGGACTTCACGGCACCGGCAGCGTCACTCACGGTGGCACTCACGGAGGCAATCGCTCCTGAGCCGTAGGCCAGTGTCAGTACGTCGGTGTGAACCGTCGGAACGGTAAACTCGATGGTGGCATCACCAGGCTCTGAGCTTGATACCCAGTCAGTTCCCAGACCGTGCACCTTGTAGTGGTTGATGGTCGGGTCGTCCTGAGAGATACTCAGCGTGTCAACAGTCACGGGGAGCTCATATTCGGGAACCATCGTGATAGTACCCGAAGCCAGAGAGATAGGGGTAGTGTCGAACATGAAGGAACTGATGCCGTTAAACACGTCCTTCAGGTCGGTCATGGTTTTCATATTTGCCATAATTCTATTCCTTTCTTATTTTTAGTTATTATTATATGGTACGTACTAACGCCTGTATGCGCGTGTAATGGTAGCCGTTGCCGCCGTCAAGGTTCACAATCATCTCCAGCGGACGGGTCACTTTGTAGCGCAGCGTCTCACCTTCGATGATGATGGGGAAGAGGCTCTTCACGCTCTTCCGAAGCGCATCCATCTTCACCGGGTCTGAACCGTTAGGACTCTTCCTCGTAGAGCGGTTCTTCACGTTCAGGTCTATCTGAACCACAACGTCAGTCCACCAGTCGTCAGAGCCTTCCACGTTGTCCGTGACGGAAGAGGGGAAGATGATCTCCACAAAGCTGTCCATCGAGCCGTCGGTCGCAGGGAGGGGTTCCAGGAAGATGTTGTCCGTCACCGCTCCTATCTGCTCCTTCAAGCCTTTCAGTATCTCTGAGAGTAGTATCATCGGCCTCTGTATATGCGTGGATAGGGTTCACCGTCAAGTCCCAGGTGCGCACGGCGGATGCCGTGGCTACTCATCACTGCAACCTTCTTCTTGCCTACAAGCGGCTCGTCGTTCTCGGCATACACGGCATTGGCCCAGTCGAGCATACGCTCCTTGTCTGCCTCGCTCAGTGTATAGCCGCCGCCCTTGTGGCTCCAGCCGTTGTCGCTGTCCGACACCGAGTCCACCTTGCTCGCTCCCATACATATCCATACGTACAGGTCGGCTTTCAGAAGGTCGCGGGTCTTCTTGTCCAGCATCGAGCAGTCCTCACTGCCGTCAAGGCCGCGCCCCAGCAGGAGAGCATGTGAGGCCCCTTCGGGAACCTCGAAGTTCACGCTCTCCAGAAGCCAGTCCTGAACGGTATTGATTCCGGATGCCTCGTTGCAGTCGCAGTTACACTCCATACAGGTCTATATCTTTACGTTAAGCCGTCACCGTCGAGATGAACATCTGACGGATGGCACCGGGTACACACAGCTGGGCCATCTCACCGTTCACGTTGATACTGTGAGTGCGGGGGATGTCCTCAGTCTCAATCAGCAGACGCTTGCCCATTGCATAGGCAACGTTCTCAGGCTTGTAGCCCATCGAGAGGGGCTGCACACCCTGAATGCCACCGAGCTTGCCCGTAGGCACGAACGAGATGTTCTTGGGCTCGAAGTTCACAATCTGGGTGGTCACAAGGTCTGGCTCGGCTGATCCCGTGGTGGCAGGGGCACTCACGTAGGCGAACGTGTCGCGAACGCGAATCTCGTCCACACGGATGAGCTTGCGGATAGCCTCCTTCTTGGCCTCGTCAGTGGTGTTCTCGCCAACCTGCTGCGCAATGGCTGCGCTGGCAGCGGTCGGAACGGCGGCAAAGCCAATCTTCTGCAACACCTTGCTGTGGGTGAGCAGGTCATCCCACAAATCCTGCGAAATCTCCAGCGCAAGAGGGCCACCGTAGCGTCCCGTGCGGCGGATATACTTCACTCTGTCCTGCATGTACTTGATGGGGTCGGCATCACTACCCTCGGTAGTGTGGGCGGCATTCGTCCACCAGCGGGCAGTACCCGTCAGCGCGTCGGTGTTGCCGGAGGGCAGGCCGAAGCCGATGGTGATACCCTTCAGGCCACGGGGGTTGTTCGTGGCGTTGATGGTGAACTGACCCGTAGAGACAATCTGGTGACGCTGATGGTTCAGCGCATTCTCAAAACTCTGGATCAGCCGCTCGGTGCCTTCGTCGAGCAGACCGAAAATCACGTCGCCCATCTCGTCGTTAAGCGCAAGCGAGCCATACTTCTGGGCAAGCTGCATCTGCTCGCGAACCACCACGCGGTTCACCGAGTAGAACAACTTCTGCGTCGGAATGTTGTCGCTCACACCCTCTGCCTGGCCGAGAGGCATCTCGAAACCCTCGCTCTCAGGGTCAACGTAGGTGGGAAGGACGGTCGCGTTCACCGAGGCAAGCAACTGACGGAAGGTGTAGTTGATGCTGATGGGGTCGAACGAGAAACCGTCAATGCGCAGAGCGTCGAAACGCTCCTCGTAGTGGTCAACAAAGGTCTGCCAGCTATCACCACCAAGACCTAATTCAATGATAGACCGTAATGTTACTGGAATCGTCTTCATCTCATTTCTGTTTTTAAATGGTTAATAACTTGGCTTAGTCAATCACGCGGATTGACAGACCGTTCTTCTGCGTCATACCTTTCACGGCAGCACTGATGGTCGTCGCGTCAGTGACAGTACCACCCAGCATGTAGCCGTAAATCTCTCCCTTCACCACGATGTTGCAAGTACCGTAGTTGTAGTTCGTACCGTCAGTCTCCACGACAGTGTCCTCCTGAGTGAAACCGATGATATTCAGAGAGTCGATACCGGCAGGACTCTGTCCCGACACGGCAGTCTTAATCTGCGCCCAGGTCAGCACCTTCACGTCACGGGCGTCTGCACCGCTCGCCGTGTCCTTCACAACGGCCATGCCGCTGCGTACAAGACCGTCGCTCGCGAAGTCACTCATGTTCGTGATGTGATAGCCGCCAGGAAGCTGCTCGTCAATTCTGCGCCACACCTTTCTCGCATGGCCGTAGGCAGTAGTCTTGTGCATGAAACTATTGCCAATGTCAAAACCGTTACTCATTTTCCTAACAATCTTTTTACCTTAAAACTAATTATAATTCTCACTCTCTGCGGAATTGCCTTACTGCTGGCCTGCCGCCTGACGGCGTTTCTTCGCCTCAAAGCGCAGGTCGGTCTTGCTCTTGCCGCCACCACCTCCGCCACCACGACGGCTCACGTCGGTGTCAAGGTCGAGCTTCTTGGCACATTCCACATACTTGGCCTCCGTCTCCTTCACAAGACTGCTCACGTCTATGTCCTTGTCGGGAATCACGATGTCCTTCATCGCAACTTCCAGCAGGAAATCGTTCACTTCAAGACCTGAACTCTTGAAAAGACTGCGGAAACCACGCGCAATCTGCTTGCGGGCCTCGTCCTTCTCGGCCTTCAAGCGAACTGACGCAGCTTCTTCCTCCATCTTCTTGAAACGGGCCTCTATGTCCTTCCTGAGAAGGGCCAGCCCGTCGTCTTCGCCACCCTGTGAGGGAGCGGGGGATGGGGCAGGGGCAGGAGAGGGGGCAGGCTGAGGATGCTGCGCCTTGTACTCCTGTATCTTGCTGCCTATCAGCTTGTGGCTGCCACCGTCTATGTTCTTCAAGTTGGCGACAACCTTCTCCACGAAAGCATCGTCCACCTGGGCATCGTCCGACACAAAGCCGAGGGCAAAGTCCAGCTGGTGGTTGATGGTCTCGTCGGTAATAGCGGTTAGCTGGGTGCTTCCCAACTTCTCCGTCACTTTGGATTTGAGTGCTTCTCTTTCCATAAAAAACAATCTTTTTACCTTAAAATGTATAAATATCAAGTTTTTGCGACAAAAATACGTATAAAAATTGTATAAACCAAATATTTTTCCGTATTTTTGCAAAAAATATTGCATAAATATGCAGATTCAGAAGTATTCAGGACTATACATGCCAGATGGGACGCCCGTGCTCACGCAGGAGTACGCGGAATACATACGGAACCTGGAATCGCCGAAGATGATTATTGACCAGCTCGGCGGACAGGAAAACATGCTCGCATCTCCGGCTGACATCATCATCGGCGGCGGACGCCGTGGCGGGCCGCTGTTGGTTGACACACAAGTGGTCACTCCTTTCGGCTATCGCAGAATCGGCGACCTGAAAGCGGGAGACATCATTAGCGGGACTGATGGCGGGATGCAGCGTGTCGTTTACCGTAAAGACCACGGCAGGCTCCCGTCCTACAAGCTGAAATTCATCGACGGCTCTGAGGTTATCGCCTCATACGACCACTTGTGGAACGTAAGGCAGACTTGCTATATCAGCAAGAAGCGAACGCTCAACGGACTTTCATTGAAAGATGATTACAGGGTCTGGACTACGGAGATGATTGTCGATTTCCTGAAAAGGAAGGAGAACGGCGAGAAGAAAACAGGGCATCTGCTTGTCCCGCTGTGCGAGCCCGTCAAATTCACCAACGGACACAAGAGGTACGGCATAGACCCGTATCACGTAGGAGTCATTCTCGGAGACGGCTGTATCACGAACGCATTCATGAAACACAACAACATTATGTTCACGTCAGCCGACGCGGAGATAGTTGAGTCGTTCCGAGATGTTTATCCCGACATCCATTCGAGGACTGCATCGAAGCCCATCGACTACATCTTCAAGAGCGAGAATTTCGTTAAGGCGCTGAAAAACTGGAAGTTGGCAGGTCATACTGCTGACAAGAAGTTCGTCCCATCAGCGCTGAAATTCGGTACGGTGGAAGAGCGTTGGGCGGTGCTGCAAGGTCTTATGGATACGGATGGCACTATCGACAAGAGAGGGCATTGCGCGTTTACGACTATTAGCGAAAGGCTCGCTGCCGACGTCAAGTTCCTCGTAAACAGCCTCGGAGGTCTCGCGACTATCTCTAAGGGCGAGTGCTTCTACACCTATAACGGAGTGAGGAAACAGGCTTCCGACGCCTATCACGTATATATACGGATAAACGACTCAGGCAGGCTATTCCGCCTTCCGAGAAAGAAGGCCCTGAGCACGAAGTACAACGGAGGCATCAGCGAACTTGGCAGGCGCATCGTCGGTTATGAGTATGTCGGCGAACAGGAGTGTTGCTGCATTGCAGTAAATAACACGAACTCGCTCTTTATGGTGGGTGACTTCATTGTGACGCACAACAGTAAGTCCTACTCCATCCTGCTCGAAGGCAAGAAAGACACCGACAAAAAGAACTTTAGGGGACTCATCCTGCGTAACGAGAAACCCGACCTCGAAGACCTTATCGAAGTCTCCGACGAAGTGTACGGACAGGAAGGGACATACAACCGCTCGCAGAACGACATGACGTGGTACTTCGACAGCGGAGCGAAAATCAAGTTCTCATACTACGCCGACGAGTGGGAGGCATTCAAGCGAAGGTTCCAGGGTAAGCAGTTCGCATACATCGCCATCGACGAGATAACACACTGCCCGTACAAGAAGTTCAAGTACCTGCTCACGGACAACCGTAACGCCTACGGCATCAGGACACGATTCTGGGGAACGTGCAACCCCGACCCCGACTCATGGGTGGCAACGCTGCTCATCAACGGAGGATGGATTGGCGACGACGGATACCCCATACCTGAAATGGACGGAGTAATCAAGTATTGCTACATGCAGGGCGACGATGTCAACGAAATCGTATATGGCGACACGCGCGAGGAGGTCTTCGAACTGTGCAAGCAGGACATCCTCAAACACTGGAGGGCGGAATACGAGCAGTACGGCTCGCCAGCCGAACTATCCATCAAGTCCATCGCCTTCGTGGAGGCAAAGCTCGACCAGAACCGCATCCTCATGAAGTCCAACCCGCAGTACATCGCCAACCTCATGAACCAGGACGAGGAGCAGCAGGCGCGTGACCTCGACGGAAACTGGAAGTTCAGGGCCGTCGGAAACGACATGATCAAGATGGACGACATGTTTGCCTTCTACGACAACGCCTGGCAGGGAGGACAGGAGGACAGCACACTCTATGCCACCGCCGACGTGGCTCTACAGGGAGGCGATAACTTCGTCATGTGGCTCTGGCAGGGATTCCACATCAAGGACGTCTATGTATGCCGCACGAACTCCAAGACGCTCGTCGGCGTCATACAGGAGAAACTCGCAGAGTGGGGCGTACAGCAGGAGAACTTCACATACGACTTCCAAGGGCTCGGACAACTGCTCGAAGGGTGGTTCCCCGATGCCGTCAAGTTCAACAACCAGGCGGCTCCCATAGCCGTGTCAAAGGCAGAGGAATCGGGAATCAAAAACCTATACAAAGACCTGAAGGCGCAGTGCGCATGCCTCTTCGTAAAGAAACTCCGTAACGGGGAACTGTCTATCGACAACGCGCTCCTCGACCTCGTCTTCGACGGACACGGATACGGAAAGACGCAGCTCAGGGATATTCTCATGAGGGAAAGAAAGTGTATCAGGCAGACGAAGGAGTCGCTCGGAAAGGCTTTCAAACTCATCGACAAGGCCGACATGAAGAAGATTATCGGACACTCTCCCGACTTCTTCGAGTCGCTTATCTTCAGAATGATTTTCACACTAAAGGTAAAAAAGAAAACTAAAGTTAAAGGATTATGGATGGTAGCTTAAATTTCAGGGAGATTCTTTCAAGGAAACCATGGTACGAGGTGGCACCCGACGGATACGTGAAAAAGGGTGACATAAAGTTCACGGACATCACCACGCAAAAGGAACCGGATGACGAGGTGACGAAGATAATAAAGACACAGGCGGACTTCCTGCGGGAATACTACCCGTCAGGACACAGCATCTTCGACACCACGCTCTTCCCCGACATCATCAAGAAAGACCCCGACACGGGGAAGTGGTACATACAACCCATCACGCGTTATGCCGTGGCGTTCCAGCAGGTCATCGCGCTGAAGCACACCACGCACCTCGTGGGAAACGACATGCAGTTCGAACTGACAGGACGGACGGAGGACATCGGACAGGAGGAGAACAAGGTGCGGAAACTCCTCGACATCCAGCAGTGGTGGCTCGACGAGGATATGGAGACAAGGATGTACGAGGCCATCAACTCGTTTCAGATAACGGCTGACGCGGCAATCATAGGATATGTCTCGGACGGAAAGGTGCACACGCGCACACTATCATACCTCAACGGCGACAAACTCTACCCGCACTACAACTCCATCACGGGGGCACTCGAACTCTTCGCTCGTCAGTATAACGACTACGACGAGGAGGGAAAGACGGTCACAAGATGGGCAGAGGTGTGGGACGACACGTACCTCTACCGCGCCAAGCTCGACGGCAAGACTACCTTCGCCACACGAATCAAGGACTTCTTCGGAATGGGAGGCTACAAGGTGGTCTCAAAGGAGAAACACGGATTCCCGTTCATTCCCGTGGCTTATACCAGGACGGAAGGACCGGCATGGATGATGGTGCAGAAGAACATCGAGGACTACGAGGAGGCATTCTCATACCTCGCAGAGAACAACAAGGCATACGGATTCCCCATCTTCTACGTCAACGGAAACGGGGGAGAGGTGGACATTCACGGCGACATCAACGGAGCGGTCAAGTCCATCACACTCAGCGACAAGGACGCAAGGGCGGGATTCCTCAACCCGGAGGATGCCTCGGCGGCTTTCAACGCACAGCTGGAGAAGTCATACCAGCTCATCTACGAACTGTCATTCACCGTGCAGCCGCCGGAACTCAAATCGGGAGACCTGCCGGGCGTGGCCGTCAAGCTGCTCTTTTCGCCTGCCATAGAGTGCGCCATCAACGATGCCATCAAACTCACGCCGTTCATCAACGACGTGCTCAGGATCGTCCGATACGGATGCGGATACGCGCACAACAACCTCACCGACTACATGAACCTGCCCTTCCACGCATGGATTGAGCCGTACATTCACCAGAACGACACCGAGCTTACAACGAACCTCGCAACTGCCGTGCAGAACAAGTTCCTCTCAGCGCAGACGGCCTCCGAGAGACTGAAGAAGTACGCCATGAACGACGAGTACGACCGCATCATACGCGAAGACATCGACAAGCGAAAGAAAGACCTCCAAGACGCCATCGAGAAAAAGCGAAACGACGTCACAGAGGACATCAGAAAGGAAAAGGCCGTTGCCAAAATCAACGCCTCCGAGGGAGGACAGGACGTCAACACAGGGCAAGGAACAAGACAAAGAACCACCGATCAGTGGGGCAATCATCCGAACGAGAATAATTGGCAGGACTGGAACGAGTCGCATTAAAAACAAGCGTTTTACAATGTAGATAAATAGGTGTAACATGGAACTCAACATCTCATCCTCAACACGTAAGATAGCCCGAAAGTACGAACTGACGCCAGAAGAACTGGTGTACGCCGACCTCGTGTCTCTCGGATGGACGAAGAACGATGCCTATACGGCAGCATACAGACCAGGAATCACGTGGTCGGCGCAGGCTATCAAACAGGAGATTGACAACCTAACCAAGTCAAAGCAGGTCAAGCAGCGCATCAAGGCCAACAAACTGCTCTCCACACCCGTCACCGACATCGACGAGGTGGAAAGCACAAAGGAGAATAGCAAAAAGGGTCTCTTCGAGCGAGCCACAAGCAAGGAGGACAAGATTATTGAACTCCAACGGATGCTCGAAGAGAACCGCTCCGATGCAGGAACGTGGCTGAAAATCAATCAGCAGATTATCGACCTCACACGCATGAAGCAGGACGAGGTGAAGACGGAGGACAACACGCGCCACTACCATCTGCCCGTCAACTACCCCACAAGCTGCAAGAACTGCCTCCTCAACCCAGCCCTGCGCAAAAAAGAACAGCCGTCTTTACCGTAGGCAGCGACTCTGTCGCAGCAACATCAAACATAAGGATAAATCATCCTTACCGCCTGGCGCATCAGGAAGCCCATCGTCCAGGCGGCATCCTCACCATCGGGCGGCACTTCATAGTATTCGCAGATGGCGCTATGAACATGATACAGCTCGTACTCGCCATACATGTCGATGAACCTGACGTCGCTCGTCTTGATGTCAAAATCTGAGAGCGTTTCCAGAATACTTCTGCTAAATTTTATTAATTCCACTACCTTCATTGTGCAAAATCCAATTAAATACATAACTTTGCACCTACACTTCACCTTACGAGACACAAAAGACCCCACAGATTCGGTAGGCTTAGTCCCCCGGCTCCGCTGTGAGGCGTGTCAATAAGAAGGTGAAGTGTCTTGTTGTGCCGGGGGACTTTTTTATGATAAGAGTAACCTAACTGCCCTTGTTCATCACGATGAAACCGGCTATGTCGCCGAGGGCATCCATCAGGTCGATATTTTCAAGCGGAGGGACGACGGGAGGAGAGCCGCCACGCGCCACATACGCGCGCAACTCCATGATGAAGTTCTCCACGCAAGCACTGTCATACAGCGTCATCACTACCTCCTTCCTCCGACGCAGCGGCCATCTCTTCCACATCGGTGATGCTCTTCACGGCGGCAAGGTCTTCCTCTTCATTGCCAGCCTGCTCCACGGCAGCCTTCTTGCGGTCAATGAAGCGGTTCATGGCCTCCTGCTTTTCTTTCCAGTAATCGAGGTCTCCCACAATGCTCATGTCGGCATACATCATCACGAAGACCTGCTCCAGACCCTGAAGGCGTTCCTTGTCAATGCCATCCTCTATGAAACGGTACATAATCGTACCCACGGAGAACTCAGCACCCCACAGGCCGCCCAAGGCACTCACCTTGATGAAGGGAACGCCAGCACGGGTAAGATGCTTCCACAACTCTTCGGGAATGCCCAGGGTCTTACGTGACTGGGCCAACTCCTTCTTCTGCATCGCACGGGTGAACTTCAGCACTTCGAAATTACCCACTCTCACTTTCTTTCCAAAATCCATATCTGTCAAGTTTAAAAGTTAATCATCACGCTCTATGTAAAACAGCTTCTCATGCGACTCCTTAGCCTCCATGCCGCTCTCCGACACGATGATGCGCTCACCCATGTCTTCCTCGTCACCGCCGTAGATCCTGTAATACACACCGTCGGCAAGCCTCTTGCGGTCGAAACGCTTCCTCGTCATCGTATGCCCGAACTTCTGCTTCGTCGGACGCTCGGCATCGTTGTCGTCGCAGAACTGCCACAGGTGCTCCAGCAGCTTCTGGTTGTGAACCCAGAGGCAACGCTCACCGGCAATGTTACGCTCGCTCCTGAGCCTGTAGGCGTTCAGCCAGGCTGACACAGGGTCAACCTGCAACTGGGCCAGCACGACCTGCTGACGCTGCTTCGCCGACTCAGGGAACACGAACTTCTTCCTGCGCAGCTCCTTCGCTCCCCTCAATATCCAGTTGAAGATACCCGAATACTCCGAACGCAGGTCGGAGGCCAATGCCTTGTTCTGCCTGTGAGGGGGTATCGTCACGTCGAAGCTCACGAACTGCAAACGACGGATGAAACCAAGCGTCTGGTCGTCGCTACGGGGCAACTCGTTGAGGTTGAACACAAGGTAGGGCATATGGAAGTTCTCCTTCACGTTCTCGCCAATCTTCCTGTCAGCGACAGGCTCACCGCTGACGATACGCTTGAACACGCCCGTCCGCTTCCTGCCGAAAGTACGGGGGTCACTGTCCGAAGACCAGTTGAAAAGGGCCTCCCTCAACAGCGTCCTGCTCCTCATACCCTCGTCACCCGTGGCCGTCAGGTCGTCATAGTCTACGCCGCTGATTCGCTTCGGGCCGTAGATGCCCATCGCCGTCTGGTAGATGACGCTCTTGCCGTTGGCTCCCGAACCCAGCAGTATCAGGCACAGCTCCACCTTCGCTGACTCAGAGCCCTCACACTCGTCATACACCGTGCTGCGCTGTATCAGGCCGAGGCCGAGGAACATCTGCAACACCACACGCGAGTCCTTGTCAGGCAGCACCTCGTGTAAGAAGGACTTCCACATCGGACACTTCGCGTCTGGGTCGTAGGGGTAGGGGTGATGGTACGTCACATGATACCGGGGGGAGAAATCCTCGTGGAACTCCACCCTGTAACGGCCCTCGGCATTGAAGTTGCGAAGGTCAAGCACACCGTTCGAGAAAGCCACCATGTCCTTCCTCGGAGTCAAGGGGTTGTAGTACCTGATGACGTCGCAGAAGTTCTTCTTCGCCACCGTGGCACTCGACGCTATCACCATCACGCGCTGATGGCGCATCGTAACCTCAAACGCCTTCATCACGACCTTCTCTTCTATCGGGATGTATATCTTGTTGTCGAAGATGTAGTACCGCCCCTCGTAGAACTTCAGCGTACACGACTTCGCCAGCCTCTCGATGTCGTCGATAATCTCGCTCCACAGCGTGTTGAACTCTACGGAGTTCTTCCTGCCCCAGTCTCTCTTGTACTTCTCGAAGTTGAAGTCGGAAGACGAAAGGCGAGTGGTCAGCTCTCCGTAAATCTTGTCAATCATCTTGTCTTCTCTCATAAGCTCTTACTTTAAATGAAACAATCTCTTCATGCGGGCACCAAGCGTCTTCTCCAGACGCTCACGCAACGCATCGTTCTCGTCGGCAAGGTCGGCAAACTTCTCCTTCAGGCCCTCATACTCCACCTTCATGTCCTCATACTCCGATGTCAGGTCTTCATACGAGGACTTCAGCCCATCATGCTCGCCATGCAGCCTCAGCACCTCGAAGGCCAGCTCCGAAATCTTGTTCACGCCGTTCTCAGACATCTCACCGAGAATCTTCATGACCTCCCGGCATAGGTTGAGCGTAGCAATCGTATTGTCCTTGACAATGTCAATATGCCCTTTCAGGTTCCCGTGATAATACTTCAACGTCCGCTTGAAAACACTCTCGTCGAGGGAGTTCCTCACAGTAAGAACATCATACACAGCATCATTCTTCACTGCCTTGACTTCTCCGACTTTCTTCTTCTTGTCCATAGCAAAATATTTTAAGTTAAACAATCTCCTTACCTTACAAAAAACATTCGCGTCACTCACTCTACAATAGCACCTAAACGACTGACATCCTGCAAGTGAACAATAATTTTACCAAGTGAATACAAAAATGAAGGAAATTTTTCAGCGCAAAAGCCTAATAACCAAACACTTAACACCACTTACAACGCAAAGTGAATGAAAAAGACCGCTACCTATAACTCCAACTTCAAATTTTTAAAGCCGTACACACATCTTTAATACATGCGCACACTTTCAGGTGCAAATATACACAATTTTCCTTCATTTACTACACTAATACCATAAAAATACGCTAATTTACAGTAATTTAACAGGTGAAGGAAAATTTCAACCATAAAAAATATACCACATTTTAGTGAAGAATATCGTGTTTTAAAGAAATGTTAAAATATGAAAATCAGGGGGGAAATTTTTTGAGGAGGTGACCTCCGAGCATTTGTCAAGTTTTTTCAAGGGGGTATCCCCCGTATTTTTATGCAAAAAACCGCATATTCATCCATATAGTATTTTAATACTATTTTATTTTATACGATTTCGTAACTGCTTGACTATCAGCAAGTTACGAGCCGCGCCACTCCCTTAAACCTTCTAATTTTGTAATGAATTTTTATCTTTGTATATTTTCCTTTGCTCTCTCTTCCGGTTGTAAAGATATTTCGCAATTCGTGTAAAAACGTTTTACTTTTTATGCTAAAAAGCATAGATATATTTTGTAAAGATTTATTTTTCGCTAAAGGTTTTTTAATATGTCATGTTGACAAGTTCAAAAAAAATGCGCTGACAATGTGGCAAAATTGTATTTTAGTCGTGTAACTACCTATAAATCAGCGAGTTAGAAACTTTTGCGTTTTGGGTTGTAAAGAAAATTCAAAGTTAAAATAATTAACTACATAACGTAAATTAACTATATTCATATAACGTTTGTTAATCCGTTAACATAGTTTCACTAAACTGTTAACATTCATTTGAAAAAACGAAAAATATTTACAATGAATACCGAATTATTTGGCTATATTTGCAGTAGAAAAGGAGAAAAATACCTTTTCCGTGTGTTGCACACTATTTGCAGCAATTTAAAAATATTTACAATTATGGCAAAAGTAAATGAAAAGCAATTTAATGAAATTGCAAACAGCGAGAGACAAGCAAAGGGCACGGCCGCAAATGTGGACATGTCGCGAGTTGAAACCGAAAGCGCAAAGGAATTGACCGAAAGCGAGCGCCTAAATGCCTATATGGCTGCACATGCAGTCGAGCACTACTGTGCTGCTCTCAATGCCGATAGTATCGAGATTGCGAACACGCTGCAGGAATGTGAGAAAGAAAACGGTATTTATTGGTTGTATACCGCGCCGAAATTCGACGCAGACCACAAGAAAGAAGATTGGGAAAAGCAGAACAGTTCTGCTTTATTCGTTGCCAATCTTGGCGGTCAAGATTGGTATAAGCGCCCCTTTGTTATCGGAGACGCCCGCGGTGTTCGCTCCATCGTAAACGCTTACAACCGATACAACAGCGAGTGCGAAAACGCTGAGAAACGGACACTGAAGAAAGCAGCTGCAGGACTGGACGCTATTAGGCTGCTCGCTGATAGAGAGGGAATAACAATCATGGAATATATTGAGAAATATATGGGATAATATCCAGCAGGACACACGACAAAAGAAGCGGGAATTTCCCCGCTTTTTTTGTGTCCGTACTTTTGGGGGATGTTGCAGCAAAACTTTAGAAAATCCGCTGATGAGTCGCTGAAAATTGCGACGAAACGAGAATTATTTCTCGTCCGGATTTGCCTGGCGTATCCGCCGAACGAACGGCGAGCGATCAGAGCGAACGAATAAAACGAACGAACAAAATGAAAAACTATTTTGAAAAATTGGTGAAGATGGCACAACACCATCTGAACGAGTCGAAGGGCTGGGCAGCTCTCTACGACAGTTGCAAAAGCAAAGATGATGTTTTCGGTTGTGGGTATTGCGTCAGAAAGCAGGCAGAACACAATCAGATGGCGAGCTATTTTCTCTATGCCCTGAAAGATTTGCACTACGTTCCTGGAACCTGGCGACAGACCTGGGGACAGAGGAAATAATCGGGGAGATTTCTCCCCGCTGTCTAATGCAGCCATGACTCCCGTCGTATGGGAGAGATGACGGTCACAAGCCCGGACGAAATGCAGAGTGGACAGTACGTCGTGAACTTGGACGGCCACGGAGTTCGGAGAGTACGAACGATTTGGCAGGACGAACGACGGAGGGATGGAATCTCCCGAACGGTTTGCGTGTGAGCATCCGTGGCGGCACGTCAGGAGACTGGCGATGTGTTGAAATCAAAGCGCCCTCAGTGGTGAAGCGGAGGAAAGAAAAACACGACGATATAATCATATTCTTTAATTTTTTCAGTACAGTTGTACTGACGGCGAGAGATTTCCAGTTCCTCTGGCCGTGTCGGGTGGTTCCCGACGGACAAAAACGAACGGAATAGTACGGCGATTGTTAATTGTCGTACGTGCAGCCTCTTTTCCGTGCAGTAATGTACGGAGTTCTCCGGCACACGCGAGAACTATCCGCTGGATCCCTTAGAGAAATCAAGACAGTAAAATAACGTGAAAGGGCAGCGGAGAGACTATAAAAACTCTATTTATTCTCACTGTCGGGACGTATGAGCCTGACGGTGAGAGTACGATATTAACCAAACAAGTACGATAATTATGAAGAAAATGATTTGTTTTGCAGTGAGTACGATATTGTTGCTCCCTGCCGTGGCTGGAATTTTGTCAGACAGTACGACGTGCGAAATTCTTGGCGTGATTTATGCCGTGTGGCTGGCGTTTCAGTCTGGCTCAAAGTACGGCAAAATCTTGACTCGAAATTCAGTACGACTGATAATTGAAGTCGAGAAGTCGCTGGGAATCTGGTAGTCTTTTGCTTGCGAGTACGATGTTGCCCGCAAGTACGATTTTAACCCTTAAAATTAGAAGATATGTGTTACATCCCTATTAACCACCACACCGCTGGTGTTGTGTGGAACGCTACCGTCTACATGAAGGACGGCAGCCACAAGAAGTGGAGTCTCAGCAAGTACGATGCCGCACACTTGTATAAATTGTGGCAGAAGCCTGCTATTTTCAGGACTGACATTTTCAACGAGATTTCGTTGGCGCGAGTCTTGAAAATCTCACTGAGGAGTTTGTTTGACAAGAGCGACGACTTTGTGTTGTCGTAGTCTCTCAGCGCACGGTCTATCGTTCGTCCGTGCGTACGAATTACTTAACCGAACGAATATGAATGGAATCTACAGGATTTTAGAAATTTCATACGGCTGGGCTGTATGTAAATTAGTCGAGGACGGCCACGGTGAACGTCACTGGCGCAAAATCAGCAGTACTTACTATTATTATGGTTGGGCGCTGAATTTCGCACGCCGACACTGTATTACACTCTCTTAGTCTTTCTCGCTTGCTGAGATTTCGGCAAGTGAACAATGTTTAACCCCTTAAAAATGAAGAATATGGAACAGAATGTATTTTTTACAGAGAATGGACTTACGTCAACGAGTGCAAATCATGTTGCTAATCTTGCAAAGGAATACGTGCAAGATGAGGAGATGCAGTTGAACAGTGTCAGAATGGTGAATTGTTACGTGTCAGTTATCGGCTCTTCTGAGAAGACGCAGATTCTGAAAGGTACGGACGATTCCTGGCTCAGATTCTATACGGAAAGCGTGAACTGTGTCACGGATGCGAAATCTCTTATAGCATGGCTGCGCGAGGCTATCAAGGCCAAAGAGCAGATGCTGAAAGATATCGACTCAAAGGACATCGAGGAATGGGCGGAGGAGAATAACATCACTCTCCCCGAACGTCCTGCGAAACGTGACGTTCCCACGAGGGAGGAACTTATTGCCGAACTCGATATCAAGGAACGCAACAGGATCTACCGTCTGGAGACTGAGGCTGCCGTGATTGGAAAGTGCATACATCCTAACGGACAGTTCTCCGATGCGAGAAAAGAATTGCACAACCGTCTCAGCACTCCGATTGAAATCAAGGGAGAGGGACGTGACGCTCTTGTCTACTCGTACGAGCCGTCATGCGACTTCAACGATGTGGACAATATATTCTTTGAACTTCAGAAATGGCATCGTGAATCTCAGGCAGAACTTAACAGTATACTGTTCAAGATTGACGAGCGCGTGAAGAACGAGGAGATTTCTGCAAATACCGAATACATCGAGGCCCGCAACTCCTATGAGCGAGACTACGAGACAGTACGCGCAGAGTTCAAATTGTGGAAGGACAAGGAATCCAAGCGTATCTCATCCCTGAAGATTGCCATCCCGAATGATTTGAAGAAAATCTACGAGCGTGTGAGCAAGTTGGGTAAGTAAGTAAATCACGTCCGTAGCCGAGGACTGACCGCATTGGCGAGAAACCGAGGCGAATGTGTATCGTGGTGCGTTCTATTTTATTAAATTATACTATTTGCAAACTGTCCGGCCAATGAAGTCGCAAAGCGAACGTTGGTCGGCTTGCATCCAGGGCGAATCTTATTGCCTGTGAAGCGTGACAGTGGAGGCTTGTTCTTGCTCTTGTTGTCCTTGGATGGTTCTTGTTCTTGCTCTTGGTATTGTTTTCGTAACGCCCCACGATGTGCAACGGACGTTTTGTCTCCTGAACCGCTGACCGAAAAAGTTAGCGGTTTTCTATGTTTCACCAAAAATTTAGAGATATGCTTGACAAAGTTTTTACGATGTGCAACACGTCGATGTGTGTTTTCCTCGTGTCGCTGTTCCTCGGTTGGAATGTCGTGGCTGTGGCTGCGCTGATAGTTTTCATCGCTACGTTTGTGGCAGAAATCTACTTGTCACTATGATTTTAGTCTGACGGGAGCGTCCTGCTCCCACTATGTTTCACCAAAAAATTACGAATATGAAAGCAAATTTAGAGAATCTCATCTCCGCTATGAAGAAATGTGCGGAGGCTCACAAGGCGAATCTTCTCGACTATTCAGCCGAGGATCAGTTGTGTATAGACAGCGACACCGTTCCCACCGTTGCAGACGTCAGAATGATTGCGTCAGCGTTTTTCGGAAGTGCCGACGTGGAGTCCGGTTGGGGTTTCACAACCCTGTGGATTCACGAGTTCAAGAAGGACGTGACGATGGAGCAGCTCCGCATGGCGTTACCCTACGGAGCGGTTGATAAATTCGAGCAGTGGCGTGACGGCCTGTGGGAAGATTACGACGCTGGCCGTATCAGCGGCGACTCGCTTCTCGAAGAATTAGCCGAGATTGACGAGATGGAGAAGACCTCCTGAGTCTCACGAACCGCTTGCAGAAATGTAGGCGGTTTTCTATTGTTGAACCCTTTAAAAATTAAAGATTATGTTGTACATCAAAAGTTTTGCAAATCACGAAGAGTTTTCGAATCTGTTTGGTATCACCGAACACGGTAACGGAGCGAAGTCACGCAAGAACCGCATCCTCCTGTCACTCTACAAGGACAAGGAGATATGGGAACTCGCGAGGAAGAAGGGCAACTACTATCCCTTCACCATCTCGTCCATGCCAGCCCTCAAAAACTGGCTCATGGACCAGCTCTGCGACACGTCGCGCGGTGAATATGCCGTCAACGTCCTCGGAAGGGTTTTCCATTCCGACACCTACGAGACCGACAGCCTCGGAGGAATCTGCGCCGACGGCGACCTCCGCTGCATCCGCTACATCAAGCACGAAGAGACGGGCTCGCGTATCTACAAGATGAAGGCAGGAAAGTTCCTGACCAAGCTCATCGAGGAGAACACGCGCTGCCGCATCAACGAGACGATACGAATCTGGCTCTGCGAGGAGTTCGCTGCCGACTGGCAGGCGTACACCCGACAGGAGCGCGACGAGTACACCCTCCACTACGGCAGCGAGCTGTCCGACTTCGACGGCATCTACGGAGATTTCTCCTACAAGGGAGATTTCGGTTCCTGCATGATGGGCGAAAACTATGCTGAGTTCTATTACATGGCTGTCGATGCCACGGCTGCGTGGCTCGAAGACTGCGACGGCGACATGGTGGCGCGCTGCGTCATCTACAACAGAGTCCGCGACGAGAGCGGAAAAGTCTGGAGGCTCGCCGAGCGTCAGTATTCCTCCGACTGTGACGAGGCACTGAAGCGTCTGCTCGTGCTGAAGCTCATCGACGAAGGACTCATCGACGGCTACAAGACCGTGGGCGCATCCTGTCACGACTCGCGCAACTTCGTCACCAACGACGGAGAATCCCTGCGCGACAAGTTCTTCAGGATTTCCTGCGACCTTGACAGCGACAGCGTGGTCTCCTACCAGGACTCCTTCAAATACTGGAACGACGGCGTCGCCGACAACTACTCTTGCAGCGGTGTCGAGCTCACCGTGACCGACGGAGTGTTCCCAGGTCGTGAGTGGGACGAATGGCA